AGTGCGCTAGTCTGTATGTCGTCAGCCGGGACTGTCTAGCACACCGGATAACCCCGGGTTAAAAGCAATATACAACAAAAGAAAAGGGGGCGCAAGGCCCCCTTTCAAATATTTCCTAAGAAATATTAAGCACCGGCAGAACCGTACATGCCCAGAGGGTCAGACCAGCCGAAGCTGTAACGCTCACGAGACTTGTAACGGACGTTACCTGTATCGAAGTCACCGTCCATGCTGTTCTGCAAGGGGGTACGAACGAAGTGCTTCATGCCGTTAGGCACGTCGGTTGTCAAGAACCAAGCATTGGTGTCGGTCAAGAAGTGGTTAATTGTGTAACCTTCAGGAATCGAACCGTTGTTCTTCAATGCGTTGATATCGTTGTCAGCTGTGCTAACACGGAGTTCAGTCTCGAGCAAACGAGTTGCTGTGAACTGCAATGCAGAAGGAACGATCAATTTCTTAGGCTTAGCAGCAATCAGCAAACCACGCTCATCTGTCCAAGCAGCGATCTGAATAACAGCGTTTTCCAACGATGTTTCGTTCAAGTCAGCAGGAGTAGATGGGATGTTGCTGTTTGTACCACCGGCGACCAAGGGGTGTGCGCTGGAGAACAGAGCAACACCATCACCACCAACGTAGCTAGCGCTGAAACCGTTATTCAAAACAGCGGCAGCTTTAACTTGCTTGGTGTAGGCCATAGCACGGGCCAAACCTTTGGTGTAGCGAGCAGACAAGCTGTCGTACAAGTTATCTTCGATAGCTTCTTCAGTCAAGCTGAAGCCCAAAGCAATGGTTTCGTGGTTGTATCGAGCAGTCCATGCTTCTTGTGCATTGTCATAAGCGATGGCTGAGCCCTCGTTCTTAACAGGTGCGGCAGAGAAGCCAGAAAGCTTGGTCTCTTCTTCGAATGAACGCTCAGAGGTCTCTGTTTCGTAGATCTCTTTGTGCTCTTCGCCGTAGCGAGCATACTCTAAACCGAACAATGCGTTCAGACCTGGGAGCAACTCTTTAAGTAGTTGTGCGCGTGAAATAGCCATGATTTAGCTCCTTATTAGGCTGTCGCAGTAGCTGCGTAATACTCGTGCTGACCGAAGTTCAACTTAACCAGGAGTTCTGGGAATTGGTTGAACACCAATGTGGAGCTTGCAGCAAACGCAGTAACGGGGGCTTGGTTCAGAACGAACGAAGTTGCACCAGCAGCGGCAGCTGTATCTACAAAGGAGCCAGAGGGAATGTACTGACCATTAGCGGCCAACGAACCCACGTCTGTACCAACTGGCAATGCGAAAGGCAGAGCTGAGCAAGTAACAGTAGCTGTGGAAATGCTGGAATAGGTAGCAGTACCCAAGGACACAACGGTGTCAGGCACTAAGCCCAAAACGCGGATTGGCAGTGCATCAGTGGTAGCAGGCGTATCGTTAGGAGCTAACAACGCGTTTGCGGAGTCACCGGTGTTAATGTTGCCAGTGTTGTTGATCATGGCCAAGTTTTGACCAATCATTGCACGAGCACCAGAAGCAACAGTAGTACCAGAAGAGCAAATAACTGCCTTGAAGACGGTATCAGGATCATCACAGATGATCGCAACAGCATCACCAGCAGTAGTACCACCGGGCCAGTACTGAGCAAATTGACGTTGCTTAGTAGTGGGGTTGGTGTAAGAGCAACCCAAGAAGACGCCTGTAACAGAGCCGAGAGTGCCAGTAGAAACAGACAAACGTCCAACATTACCACGTGACAATCCAACGATGTCGCCGTAGAAAATATCAGTCGCATATCCGTAAGGGATCGCATATTCACGAGTAGAACCCGCAAACACTTGACCACCGATCAGATTGATCGGCTTTAGGCCGTAGGGGGCCGCAACGACGGGATAAGCCATAAAAGACTCCTATTTAAATTTAAGTACCTTTGCCAAAGCTACTTGAGGATTTCCGCTCATTGAAGATTGGCATCCGCGCATCGCTTTGACGCATTAAATTGTTGTCTACAGCCTCTTCCTGTGCTCGGGTCATATCAGCGAAGTGTTTCGTACGCTGGGCCACAAACTCAGAAGGAGTTTTGCAAAGCAACAACCCACCGATCTCAATGCTGTCTTTAAAACGGCTATTAGGATCGATTAGCAGTTTAAATTTAGGTTGCTCTTCAACACTTACTACCTCCCAACCTTCGCGCAATTTGGCGGAGAGGTTACGAGGATCAGCTGCATTCAAAGTAGAAACTCTAATCCATCTGTACGCAAAGCCCGGGGCCTTATCAGGTTCCGGTAGAAGTTCCGCCTGCTGCCACTGCTTGGGGCGCTCTAAAGAAGTTCTATTTGTAATCTCGCGTTGTAATCTGCTTTCAGCCATTTTAGGCCTCCAATTTCATAAGTTCACGAGCATATTGCTCGTTGGATAGTCCAAGTTTCTTTGCCAAGCCCACCTGCGTCTTAGAAAGAACCACTTTTTTAGGAGCGGTGCTCCGCTTCGCAGGTGCGACCACCGTGCTTGGTTTTGTACGTTGAGGCTTTTCTTCCTCTTCGTTGTTAGAGCCGCCAAATTCTTCTGGGAATCTGCGCTGTACTTCTTTATCTATCGCTGCATAGTACTCATCTGTACCAATGAAGCCTCGACCATATCTAGCCTCTAAGTCCTCGTGGACACCTTCAGCATATCTGCGCATAGATCGTTTATTTTGATCAACGAACCACGGGTTTTTTGACACCCATGACGCAACTTTCGGGTCCATCTGAGGGTTTTGAGTCCTCTGTGGTGTGATTTGTACATCATTTTCTTCATTTTGTACAGTAGGTCTGAAATTTTTTGCTTTATCGAGCTTAAGCTGAGCACGGATCATCTCCTGCTGGGCTTCAAGTAACTTATCGGAATCACCCGAGTCGTAGGCTTCTTTATAGTTACGGCTGGCTTTATCGACTTCCATTTCAGCACTAGACTGATATGTAGAAATAAGCTCTTTTTCGCCTGATTGCAGGACGTTTTTAAGCTTACGGTTCTCGTCAAGAATACGCTGTGCAACGGCTAAAGCCTCTTGTTGCTCACGCAGTGCAGCCTCTTTCTCCCTACGCTCGTCGTGCCAAGCCTTCTTGTATTGCTTAAATTTAAGCTTTACGTTGTGGGAGTAATCTTCAGAGTCATCGGCTTTCTCCAAATCCTCTTTAATACTGTTCGGAAGAGGCTCTACGAACCTATCTTCAGAGGGGGTATCGTCTTTAACGTCGACTTTAATATCAACATCATCGTCTTCTATCGAGATATCCAACGTATCTTCGGGTTTACCCGTATTATCTTCCTCATCGGGAAATTTATAGCTATCGCTAAATTTAGGCATGTGCGCTCCTTATTTGCGTTTGATGCCGCGTGGATCGTCAACAATACCTTCTACAGTATCGTCGTTGATGATGCGGAACTCTCTACCGTGGATGACCAATCGTGAGCCAGCGTAAGGCCGGACCAAGATAAAGTCGCCTTGTTTACACCAAGGTCCCGTTGGGAACTTTGTTGTATCTTTGTAACAGTCTGGACCAAGCTCAACAACAAACAAGACCGTTGTGAGGGTCTCTTCGTTGCGCATAGTCTCTGCTGGTTTTAACAGGCTAGTGCCTTCAATTGTTTCCTCCGCCTCTGGGATAGCGCACAGAATGCGATAACCAGATGGTTTTGGTAGTTGCTTTGCTTTTTCCTCTGCTTTCTTGTACATCAAGGCCGACAAGTCGACTGCTTGATTCAAATCCAACGTAGGTGTTTCACTCATCCGAGTTCTCCAAGTTTTTTGTCAGGTCTGTAATGTTTCTACGTGCTGTGAGTAGACCTGTAATAACCCCACATTGCTCGCAGTAGTCAGAGTAATCCTTGGCAGATCTGGCTCCCAAGCTGTCCTCAATTTGTTTGATCTTCTGATCAATTTGCTGGACCAAAAGATCCAGCGCTTGTCTAGTTTGATACATCAGTCACCTTTCTTTGGTCTCTGCTGTTGTTTAGCTCTTACTTCGGCTTGTAATTGAGCAATTTCTCTCTGGTTAGCCAACATCATTTGATGCTTCTGCATGTCCATGCCTGTTGAGAAGCCAGCCTGCTCGTGTACGTGATCACGTTGCTGTTTATCAGCTTGCGCCTTCATCGCAATCTTTACGCCTTCAGTCTCCTGCTGTGCATTGATACGCTCGCGCTCAATCTGGAGTTGTGCTTGCTTAAGCATGACGTCAGCCTGATCTTTAGCTGCCTTGCGCTGCTGCTCTTGCGCCTTAATCTGAAGCTCTTGCTGCTGCAACTGGATGAGCGGGTCTTGTGCCATCTGCTGGTTCTTCTGCTGCTGGGCTTCTTGCTGATGTTGCTGCAGGATTTGTTGTGCAGCCTGCGCAGCCATCTGAGACACCTGAACCTCCATCTCTGGAGACATCTGGATTTCATCCGCATCCTCGTTGTATGGCGGCAAGGTCTGGCCCATCGTCTGCTCGATCTGCTTACGCATCTCCATACCCAAGTGCTCGGCAATGTGTGCTGAGCCCGCAGCCATAAGCTGCTGCGCCATCTGAGGACTTTGAGCCAACATCTGTTGAATCTTAGGATCTTGAGCCATAGCCATGTGAACAGCGATGTGTGCTTTATGGTCTTGGTAAATAAACGCCTTGACAGGCTTGTTCATCAGCAAGTTCTGGTTCTCTGTGACAGGGTCACGAGGTTTCATATCATCACTGATGGGCACAAGCTTCTGGTAGTTCTTGATGCCAAGCACCTCTAACATCTGGCGATGCAAGAGTGGTAAGTCATACAACTGCGGTGCAGTCTGCGCCAACTGGAGGGCCGCCTGATACTGAACAACTTTCTGCGCCATCGTCGCAGCGTTGGGGTCGCTCACTGGGATGATGTCGACCATGTCATAGTCAGACTGCTTGGCACGACGACCGCCTTCTTCTGGCTCGTAGCTGTACGTTGGCGGAGTGTAGTCACGGATGATATTTTTTAAGAGCTTGAACTCTTGTTTCATCGAGTAGTGGATGCGTGACTGAACAGCGCTCATCGTTTTGAGCTGACGCTCAAGGATGGCTAGTGTCGTGCCTACGGGAGCCTGTGCTGACATGTCCGACGTCTGCAACTCAACAGCGCCAGCAAATTTGCGACCTTCATCAATAATCTGATTGAGCAGCGCCGCTAAGACCTGTGAAGGCTCCTTGTATGGCAGAGGCATGATGTTGTCACGCATATTGCCGCTTGGCACGTCCATGTCGCGCCACTCGCCTGGGGAGATAGGGGTATCGTCACCTTTGGAGCGGAGTCCTCTGGTTTTAAATCCACCGGGGAGGTTTGCCAAAGTTCCAGCATCAACCAACTGACGAAGAATAGAAGTACCAGATTTAGCAAAAGCACCAATGAGGTGAACAAGGCCAAAATTGTAAAAACCAAAACCGGGAATGTAACCGTAATGGACGAAGTGCGTGCGCTTTTGGCAGAGTTCGTCATCCGGCTCCCAGTTGCGCCTGATCGCAAGAACGTTTGTTGTGCCCTTCTCAATCGTAACAATGTAAGGGAGCGCGATACCTGTCTTTTTGCCATCATCTTCGTGCTCATAACCTTTGAGGTCTAGATCGACCTGCATCTCCAGTAGTTTGAATCGGTCATCCTGCGTTGCTCGAAAGCCCATCTTCTCCGCAATGCGTTTCTCTACTTCATCCATCGTCTGAGTAGGCTCTCCCAGATCAATGTCACGATAGAAGCCCTCATGCTGCAGACGCTTCAAGTCATTCTTGTTTTTACGCATCACATGAGTAATACGCTCCGCATCTGCAAGACTCGATGCACCGTATGGCACAAGCACATCTTCTGCTGGCGCATAGATAGACACCTGACGATCAAGAGCAGGATCGAAATACACTTTCTTGAACGCGTTACCAGCAAGGCCCAAGCCCCAGAGCATGCGCTCGTGTTCAGGACGGTACTCTTTCATCACGTCAGTCAGCTGATAGTTCATATCTTCTTGAACTCGCTCTGCTGCGTCTTTCTTCTCAGGGGTTTCTTTGCCGATGATCTTAGTCTTGACAGGTCCCGCCGCAGGGA